TATAACATACGTCTCTGAGACTGGTTTAGTTCTATGGTGTTTGAACCTGTAGTATCTACCTGAGAAAAATCTATCATCCCCATACCTGTAATCAATAAATTTCTATCTCCTGCAAACCCTTCTAATAATCTTATAGAAGAACCTTCTTCTTTCCATGCAAATAATTTTCGTACAGGGATTCTTGGTATTTCTGACTGACCTGCTGTAGTTATTATCTCATCAGCATAGAATACAAATGCAGTACCACTAGTTGCGGACACACCTACCTTGATACTGGAACTGACTCCATCTGCTACTAATGTATGTGTTAGTCTTTCCCAACCAAGACCACTATGTGTAGAACCTAAACTGACGCTACCAGAATCTAACTGAATAGCCGCACTAACTCTACTGGCAGTTCTGCTATATACCCATATTCCGACATTGATTTCTTCTCCTACATAGTTAGTTCCTGACGGAACTGTCATAAGCAGAGTTGCAGTAGAACTAGCGGAAACTGTACACTTACCTGATTGTGTTCCTGCGTATACTACAAAGTTATCAGGTCCTGTAGTTTCTTCTTCTGCTGCTAAAGTAATATTTGATGCTGTCCAATCTGTACTTATCGTACTATTTTCAAAATCACAATTAAGTGTTCCTACAATATTGTTTGCATAGGATTTAGCATCCATACGTGGCTCGATAGACAACTGTCTTACGTACCCTGCCGGTATAGATGTTGGTCTTGCATATAACTGTTGTGACTGTGCCAATGTTACATTTCTGTCATTGACTTCTACATAAAGAGCAGGAAATGAGTTTTGTGAACCAGCATTTAAGGTTTCTATTAGTAAATTCGGGTCATATCTATAAAGTTCAAATGTTGTCGACCCTGATTCTGCTGATAAATTTGTTCCTGTTATTGTAATAGTTCCTGAAGAACCTGTAAAATCACTTATTCTTCTAATGGTATTATCGTTATTACCACTTGTGCATCTGACATAAAAGTCATTAAGTGTATCGTCTGTTGTAAATCCTCTATCAGTTAATCCTGTAGATATTACACTTGTTCCTGCACCAATATTTGTTGTAGTAGAAAAAGAACCTACCCAAGCACCAATAAATCTTGCGTACTCAGGAAGTATAGTATCTACCGTTGAAGTTGTTGAAATAGTTGCTGGCATTATACTTGTACCGCCATGTAATGTATTTTATCTCCGTTAGTTGCAGCATCACAGTAAAACTCTGATAAGTCTCCTGGTCTGCCTTCAGTAAAATCTACCGATTCATTCCCACCTGCTGCGGCAAATTCTATACCTGTTACAGAAGCCGAAACGGTAGATGCACCGACATACGTGATTCCTGAGTTTCCCGGAGGTGCTTGGAATCTCACACGCCTTATCGGTGTTGGTGTTGATGTAACTTGTACTCTAGTTCCTGCTGAACTTACTGTAACTGTACCTGCTGTAAACGTAGCCATCTCATTACCCCATATGCTTTGCTATTTCTTCGACAGAAAGATATTTATCTTTTAATTCCTGCCGACCATCAGGGTAAGTAAGTTGTGTTAAAACTGTATACCCTTTTATCGTACCAAAGTCATCTTCATGGGGTAATAACACAAACTTGGGCCTTTTAGCGTTTAATCTTTCTATAGCGTGTTGTCTTTTAACAGATTTGAAATCAGTCGTTTCCAACTGTTCTCTTGCCTGTTCATAGGCTTTAGTTGCGGCAGTATCGCTGTTATCAGCGTGTTTACCTGCTACATCCTGAGCCATTTGAGCTACAGATTCGTTATCGCCATAAGCATACTTGTTGTCAGGTATTAAGACTCTCATGTCCTTACCCTCAACATCCACTTCTGCCCAAGTCTCGTCTTGCTTATTTACAAAATGGTTCTTACCATGTGGCATTAAATCGCATCCATTGATGATTCTACGCCTGAACCTGCTGTACCGTATGCAACTTTTAAAGATGCACTTGTTGAAGTAGTTCGTATAAATCTAACAGTAGATAAAATATCTTCTCCCTTAAGAGTGATGCTTCCATCTGCTGCTATTAACGTACCTTCTGCGGTTGTAGGTGCAGTTCCATCATATCTGAAACGAACTGCTGCTGTATCACATTGGATATATGCCCGTGTTGCCATAGATGGAATTTCTCCCAATCCAACTGCTGAGTCTGCTACTGCTAGTTTTTCATATCCTATATTAGCCATATTGTTTCCTCAAATAAGGTAGGGGAGAAATAAATCCCCCCTACACTAATTGCTAGTTTATCGACTTAAGTCTCACCAGTGGTTGTTACCCACTTCGCTCCTGTCCATTGAAAATGAGCCATTTTATTTTGCTCAATTAAACAAAGGGCAGAATCTGAGTTGTTTCCATCTCTGACTGTAATTGCCTCTGCTCCATCAGCCACGTTGTCAATAAATAATTCTGCGAATGATGTAGTTACACCAGTCTCAGAGGTATCTACGAATACAAGGTCGACAGTTCTTGCTCCACCACCTGGGTCGTAAGTAAGAATCTTGTCGGTAGCATTGGTGACAGTTATATCCCCCGCTGCTAGCGTAGCTGAATCAGCACTAGACGTATATTGTCTTGTACCTGCTGTCATTTTATTTTTCCTCTCGATGTCTAGCGTTAATATGTACTTTAACACCAGCTTCGGATTTAAACCTTCTCGTACATTTACTGCACTTGAAAGGTTTCTCAATTTTCGATTGTTGTCTAGTATCACGTTTCTTTAAATTATCTGATAATTGTTCTAACCCCACCTCTAAATCGCTCTTACCTGTTGCAACCGTAGAATCGGCTTCTAACGTCTCAACCACAGGGGGAGCCATGAGCCAATTTTTCTCTACTGCGGTAGCGAGTCCGTGAGTTTGTCCGGGATATTCAAGAGATACCCATTCACCCTTCTCCTGACGATAATATATCGCAGTATCTGGAGTAATGTACGTAGGTGAGGGCAGTGAATCCAGCCCATGCCTCTTTAGATATGCAGTCACTTGGTCAGGGCGGTTACGAATAACCTCGTCTTTCCAATATTTCTGCATAGATTCAGGGGGAGATACTACTGGTTGTCTCATTTTCTACGACCTCTCTTTCCTCGTTTACGTTTGTTCCCACTAATTTTAGAAACAGTTTTGACCGCGCTGTCTACATTGTTCTCAATATTAGGAGGTGGAGTCCAATCATATAATTTTTTTGATTCATTTACTTTAGACACAATAGTTCCATCTACTATTGTAGATGTTCTATAAGGTGCGGCTAGTAATTTACCTGTTCTGTAACTCGGAACGACTAACTTTGAACCATCTCTTTGGTCGTAAAGTGTCACCTTCTCCGCACCAGGCGGAGTATCAAGGTTTAACTCTGCGATGGAATTGCCAAGGAACTGTTTTACTTTCCCTTGTTTTTTCGCTATCCATTGCGAGGTATCCTGAGTAACCATAATAAGTAATTCCTAACCGTTATCTTATGTAGTTGATGCGTCTGTAGCAGAGAATATTTCTACTCCCCATACATCAACAATTTCTGACTCACCCCAAGTTCCCACGGTAACTATTTCAGTACCACGAAGGGATGCGTCACGTTCTTCTTCCGCATGGATTTCTATTTCCATTGCGAGAGCAAGTGCTTCCTTTGCGAAAACTCCACCTTTGGAATCACCGTTATCGTCTCTGGAGATGTTTCCATCTTCATAGATAGGTACTCCAAATACCGGGTCGTTTCCTCTCCAGTATGAGCTGATGATATCCGCTGATGGTCCATCAGGGATTGCATTGTTATTTCTAACACCTGTATCAAAGCCTGCTAAATCTTCTGTCAACCTACGTATCTGCTCTGGGTGCAAAACTGCATGAGGTTTGCTTGGAGCAGGTCCATAAGTGTCACTGTTATTAGTACGAAGATAAGCTACAGCTCCGGCTATTGTCTGCACTGATGCAGCAGTACCTGCACCGGGAACAGTGGTGCTAAAACCGTCAAGAAGTGTAATAAGGTCGCTATCTAGTAATCGGCCAACTGCTCTTCCGTGCATTGTACCAACTGCTGACAATACGTTCTCATTATTCTCATGTTTTAATCTGTCGCTTACAAAAGATAAAATACCGTGTTCTGATGCAGTCAAGTTAACAACTGTTGCTGTTACTTGTTGCGGAACAGAGATATCTACACCTTCTGTTAAAGCTACCGCAGATTGTCTACCCCAAATTGGAACATTGACTTGTTTACTGCCAGACGGTATGTCATAGCGAGAAACAAGGTCTGCCATTGGTGCAGCGTGTTCTACGTTATCTATTGCTTCAGCGACAATGATTTTTGACATATCTTCCAAACTCGATGAGTCTGAAAGGGATAATCCTGTTGCCATTGTCTTAATTTCCTATAAAGTTGCCGAGCCGCCTTGCTTGAGCTGATTCTTTATATCTCTGTATTGAGCAGAGTTTATATTGCCATCAGCAAACAATGTTGCAGCATCGGATAATGTATTTACCGATTTGGCTGTGCGTTGAGGTGCGCCTTGGGTTGTAGGTGCGGTATTAGGTTGAGAAGATGATGTAGGAGCAGGGTTCGCAGGTGCTGGTGTAGTTAATCTTCGTAAGTTCTGTTCAGCAAGTCTTATTGATTGACCTACCGACATCCCTTGATTATAACCTTGCCATAACCTTGTATCTCCTATAGAAATATTTGCTCCTGATTGATTTACCATCGACTGAACTTCTTGTGCGAGTATTGATTGTTCAGGTGACATAGACTGTTCTGCCTGTACAGGTTCTTCAGTCCTCATCGCCTTTCCCTTCCAATAATCTATTTGTTCAGTTTCATCAAGAGTTTCTATATGAGCCTGTTCCTGTTTTTGCATTAATTCCTGATAAGGTTTTAACGCAGAATCAACTTTACTACTAATTCGCTGTTCCAACTCATCGGCTTTCCTTCCAAACGTATCTGCTATACGACCTTGTTCTTTTCCAACAAAATCCCGTAGGATAGATTCATATTCGGGTACGACTGGTTTTGTTTCTACTTGCTGTTCCCCCGTAGGTTCGGCAGCTTTTGCGTTATTATCTTCGATAATTTCTTTTGCAACTGCTTCAGCTTGTGGGCTTACAGCATTTTGCTCAGTCGGTTCTTGTACGTTTTCTTGTTCAGCCATTATTTTCTCTGCCCTTAGGTGAGTTGTTGTTAAATAACCCATAGGTTACATATCTGAATATACAAAATAAATTAGAATTTTTCAACTACTTTCATAGTTTAGTAATTTAAAGGATGATTGTTTCTCTATTCCAAACGGACCTGCTAACCTACGTTCTGAGTCCAATTTTGCCTTATTCTCAGGGTGGTATACGGTTCGTGAACCTTCTATACCATATCTATATATACCTGTGTCTAATTCAACGTTTTGCTGTCTCATGGCTTTCTGGTATTTATTTATTCTATTTGATATTTCTTTTATAGCTAGAACATTAAATTCTCGTATGACAACTGGGTCGCCTTCTTTATCTGTTGGCATTTTCACTGCAACCACAGGTTGCTTTGCACTACGAACATAATCTCTTTGTTCCTGTGTTAATTCTCTAAAATAATTATAACTTGTTTCGTATGGTTGTAGTCTAGGTGCTTCGTTAAAGACATGATTTTGGACACCTTCAAAATATCTATCTCCCCATTTACCTAAAAAGGTATTTCTTTCTTGTATAGCAGGTATACTATCTGGGTCATTATTAAATGTATCCCAATATTGTGTTGCGTAATCTTCAAATCCTAGGTGGGTATCAAAAAAAACTTGCTGTAATCGCCTTCTTCTAGCACCATCTATAGTACCATCAGCTCGAATAGTTGGGTCGTTAACTTGTTCTCTATATTCGTCATATACCATATCTGGATATTGTTTTACATATTCACCACTCTGTAGCTTTTCGTCAAAATAATTTATAATATCCGCATATTCTTCTTTTAATTTTATTTCTGCCCTTCTTTTTGCAGCCATAGCTTGTGGATAAGTTACACTATATAATTCATCTAAAGTATCAGAAGTATTTGAAAGGTTAACCGCTTCTGCTTTTTCAATAATCGTATTCCTAAAAGTATCTTTTATTACATCTCTTTTTCCTAAATATTCTTCCATTCTTATATCAAATCCTCCAGCTCTATCACCTTTTACTTTTCTTACTTCTTCATCTAAGTTTTCTAATTCTACACTTGCAAATTGAATATTATTTTTTTCTGCTTGATTTAAGGTATTCCACTCAAATTCATGTCCATATTCTTTAGCAGCTAAGGCATCTCTTAATTCACGCCTACGTTGATATGGATTACGTGGAAATGACCTAGCACCTAACATTTCTGATACAAACCCTGCTGGACCTGCTCTGTAAGGGTCTGCGAAAAGCAAACTCTCAGCCCAAAACGGAACTCCTAGCGTAGCTGCGTGTTCTATATTATCTTGCCATCCATCTAATTCTCTACCTAAATAATCTGAACCTGTTGCAAGGTCTATTGCATATCCTGTACCTATCGGTGTTCTACCCCTAAAAAATCTTACTATAGGATGATTAAATAATTTTTCTTCAAATTGGACACCAGGTTTGTCGTCTGAAAAATATAATGCTTCAGGGTTTTCTATCATTCGAGCATTAAGTGTTAGTAGTTGTCTATAGAACGTACCAGGACCAACGAGGTCACCACCTATTGGTACTGAAAAAAATTCAGAAGATGTAGGGTCAAAGTTTGGTTCGACACCTAAAGCCTCACAGGTACTTGCATACATCATAGTTCCTGCTGTTAAAGCATTAGCTAACAATCTTCTAGCTTCTGCACCTTGTACCGACCCATCAAATACTAAACTTACTAATCCCATTGATGCTCTAGTATATCTTGGTGAAAAGAATACCCATGAAGATTCTATATCTCGTTGTGTAGGAGTTAATCCTGCTTCAACTGTACTATATCCACCAGTTGAATAATTTATGAAATCTGCCATTTGCCTTCGTGTAGCTAATTGTAAGGCAGCATCATCTATATTGTTCCATAACGGACTATAAAATTCAAATAAACTAATTCTTGCCGAGTCTACAGCAGCATAAAAAGATTGCTCAAATGGTGATAATGTTTTAGATGCAACTTTTTCAAGAGTATTTCCAACACCAGGTGTTCGTGATAATAACCCTATAGAACTCCCTGGTCTTTGTAGGGCATCATATAAGTCAGCACCATAACTACTCATATGTATTCCACTTTCAGTCATTTCTTCTATAACATTTGCTTTACTTTGTAAAAAATGTTTATATCTATCTTTTTGACCAAATGTTTTTATAATATTACTCCATGTTTTTCCGTAGGCTACAGGATTTATAAATAGCACAGGCAAGGTATTTATCCCCATAAAACCTAAATCTAATCCTGCTCTAAATCCTCTCATAGGTGCAAATATTTCTTCGTTTATCCATTTGAAAAATGCAGCATTACTACTTTTTGCATTTCCTATTCCTAATTGCCTTATAAGTAAATTACCAATATCTTTTGTGTTTGCATCTCGTTTAAATAAAAGAGCTTGTGCTTCCGTAAATGTTGGGCCTGGTGTACCTTTTTTTATTCCTTTTTTGCCTTCCGGGTACATTATTTCTACAATTTTTTGTTGTAATTTTTTATTATTTGTAGATAATTCTTTTATTGCAATTTTAGATAGAGCATCATTTAGTTCGTCTCTTATTGATTTTTTTATTGCTCCCTTACTGTATGCCTCTATAATTTCTGATGGCCTATATATCAATGTTCCAGAAGTTTTAGCAGTATCTAGTAATTGGTCAAGAGTATAATCTCTACCTATTTCTAATCGAGTTTTACCACCTGTTACCCTTCTACTGGTATTATGTCCAAGTATTAACATTGCGTCACTCATTTCTTCGTTAGCCGAAGCGACATCTTTTAATACTCTAGTTACATAATTTACTCCAGGTTCTACTCCTCCTCCTTTTTTTAAGTCAAGAAAAAAACTACTATTATGGATTTTAAACTTGTCAGCATCTCCAAATGCGTCAACTAATAAATAACGTTTTTTTCCGTTAATCACGGTAAAAGGATTTTGACCTATATAATTTAATATATCTCCATCTGTTATAGTTTGTTCATTTACAATACGTTTTTGACTTAATCCGTAGATATCTAAAACATCTCTTTTTGCTTTACCTGTACCTAATTTTTTTCTTTCAGCAAGATTGATTCGTCTTGCAATATCTTTTCTTATTAGTAATGCTTGTTTCTGTAAATCTTTATTTTTAGGTGTACCTTTATATATACCCTTTATTATTTGTATTTCTTTTTTAAATGCGTGCAATCCTGCATCATTTAAGTAAGTCAAAGTATCTTCTAAAATATTTACTTGGTCATTAGTTAACCTAATATTATTTCCATCTCTATATTGTATTTCGACACTTCCATCTTGGTTTCTAACTGTATTAACTTCTTGCTTCTGAAGCCTAAATTCTCCTTGCTTTTTTGGGTTTGGAGCTAGAACATCTAAGTTACTCTTTCCTGTTACAACACGTTTTTCTATAGGGTCGTAAAATATATTTTCCAAAATAGATAAAGAATGAGTTCTATTTCGTATATTTGGTGCAATAGTTGTTACCAGTTCGCCTGCTTGATGTAAAGCATTTTGTAGATATCCGTCATCATCATATATAAGGGTCTGTTTTCCAGTAGCCTTATCCATTGCTTTTTCTGCTAACTCCATAAATCTTGCTTTAAATCCGTTTTGCTGCAATCCTCTAGCTTGTGCGATATTATGCAAATGTAATGCTTTAGATACTTTAGCAAAAGCATCTGTTCCTCCTGCTCTCACTATTCCACGTAATCCATTTACTCTTTCTGTAAATGCTCTACCTACCTTACTTGTTCCAAATAATTGTCTAAATGTACGTGTTTCGTTACCTGCAACCCATTTTCCTGTTCGTGAATTTCTAAATCTTTCAAATGGTTTTGTAATACCACTAATAGTATTGTCTACCGAATTTTCAAGAGCAGCTATCTCAGCTTCCTTTGTTGCTTGGGTAGTACCTGCTCCAAATTCAATATCTGGTACTTTTGCATCTACAGCAGGTGCTGTTGCAGTAGGTGTTACTCCTGCCTTACCATACCTACCGATAATTCTTTTTTCAAAGTCAAAAGATTTTGCTGCTCCCTTAAGAGTTTCTTCGGCAACACTTGCTACTGTATTTACGGGTAATCCTACACCTGCGGATTTAATTACTCCCCCTAGAGATTTTTGAGCTGCTGTTCGGGCTACCCCTGTTGCTACTCCTCCAACTGCACCTTTGATTGCTCCAAATGCAGCCATTTCTGCCGCTCTAATTGGCGCACCTACAAATGGTACAAGGGCAACTACATTAAGTGGGTCACCTATTACTTCGGCTACACCACGACCTGTAATTCTTGATGGTAATAATTTTATATCTTTACCACCTATCGTTATATGCACATTATCAAAAGGTGTATCTATTTCAAATCCTTCTGTAGATACTGACGCTTTTCTAACTCTTTGGAAAAAATTTCCTTCTTTTTGATTTTTAAATGCTGTTTCTACACCTTGTTCACCTGGTGTTAGTCCTTGTAGTCCAAGTCTAAGTAATCCACCACCTATTTCTTGTCCTGCAACTAAACCTTTCAAAGCTCCCATACCAGCCTTTGCGAAAAAACCTCTATCTGGTTCTCTTCTTGGTTGATTTTCGAGTCTATCCTCAGGTTTTACAAATGGGGTAGGTTGTTCTGTTCCAAGTATTTGTTGCCCACCTTCCATTATGGCTCTTTGTTGGCCTGCTCGCATTGCTAACTCAGCTAATGCTCTTGGGGATTGTGTCTGAGGTCTACTAAATCTTGTAGGTTCAGGAGAGCGATATCTGTTGGTCATTTATAATTCACCTGTACCACTAAAGTATTTGTCTAATCCTCCTCTACCTGTTGGAGTTCCAAACGGTGTTACTGCTTCCATTTCTCTTTCTAGTTCCTGTCTACCTTTACCTTTTTGTCGTGCTTGGGTAGTCAAATATTGACTTTGACCATATGGTGACATTTCTTGAAATTGACCTGTCGTAAGACTCGAACCAAAAGGTGTAGATACATTTGTAGCTGGTGTAAAAGACGGTTGCTGGGGATTTTGTAATTGATTAAAAGAAGTATCTGGTAACGGTGGTTGTCCTCCAAACGGACTTCCAAATACTTGCTCTTGTTCAAAGAACTGTGGACCATATATTGCACTTAGCGAACCTACAGCAGTAGGGTCTGAAAATAATCTTGCTAATTCTAATTGTCTTTGTTGCTGTAACTGGCCAGACTGTAATCCTAATCTACGTTGGGATTCTAATTCTGCAAGTTGCTGCGCTCTTTGATTTATTGCTAGTTGTTCATTAAATTGTCTTTGCTCTTCCTCTCTACGTGCTTGTTCTTGTGCTTGCTGCATACGTAATGGCTGTAATTGAAGTTGTGCCATTTCAAATGGGGTAAGGCTTCTTGCTGAAGATATAGCTCGTGCCGGGTCTGCTCCAAATAACTGTTGCTGTATTTTAGAGGCTTCTGATGCAGTAGGTGCGCCTGAGAATGGAGTAAGTCCTGACAATCCTCCAGTTGCTGATATTTGTTGTCTTTGTAATTCTTGTTGAGCAAGTGCCTCTGGTGTCAACCCACCTTCTCTTCCACTCAATCCACCGGTAGCACCTATTAATGCCTGTTGCTGCTGAAATTTCTGTAATGCCTCAGGTGTTAAAGTTTCTAAACCTCCTGTAGCACCGATTCGTGCCATTGTTTGTTCTTGTTTCGCTAAATCTTCTGGGTCAAAATCTGTTTCTGCTCCTCTACCGGCAAGACCACCTGTTGCAGATATTAACGCTTGATTAAATCTTGCAGCATTATCTGCATCAGATATGTCTTTTTGTTTTGCTAACCTAAACGCTTCTACTTGTGTATCTAACTGTGTTCTATAAATATTAAATAACGGTTCTATATTAGGATTAGGTATATCGACATCTATTGTAATTGGGTTATCAAAAGCATCTTTTCCTGCCTGTTTTATCCTAATAAGTGGTCGTTTGAGTTCTTCTAATAAAGCTGGTGGTATTGAAGGTAATGTACCATCAACACTCATTTTTATAATGGATGGTAATGATTGACCTGAATAATCAGCTAATGCCCGAAACGCATTAATTTCTGCTGAAGTATCAGTTAGTATCTTTGTTCCATCTGTACCTTCGGTTGTTACTACTGGTTCTGGTGATGGTCCTACTACTCCATATTTACTTTTAGTTTCATCGGTTGCATCTTTCCATGATGCTTCTGCCAACTCTCTTTTAGCTTCATCTGACATTTCATCTGGGCCTACAGTAGCTAACCATTCCCAATCTGGGATTTGACCCGCCAAGAAATCACTTATGTAATTTTGCCTCGCATCACCTTCTCTTATACCCTCAGGCTCAGGAATTATTACTTCACCATCATCCCCATCAACATCAAAAGCATCTCCAAAAGCATCATCTATTCCTGCCCTATCATCTTCAACAACTTCCGTATCCTCACCTGATACAAAGAAATCCAGATTAGAAATAGGATTCCCTTTGCTGAAATTTTGACTCCATTGACTATTAAAATTACTAAACGCATCTTTTAAATTCTCACGTTCAGTCCTCGAATACCCCTTTGAAGGAATTGCAGGTGGATTATCTTTTAGGTATTTTTTACCTATATCAGATTTTTCCCAATCTTCTTGTGTAATTTCATATCTACCATTAACCCCAAAATCTCCTACTGGTAATCCTGCTTTTTTCCATTCTTCTTCTGTTCTGCTTCTTTGATTTATTGAGCGTTCATCATTATACCAATCTCTTAATTTTAAAAGACTATTACGTTTTTGATTAAATCCTGGTACACCTGACTTTGGTATTTCTTCACCTATTTTTTCACGTAAGACATCTTCAAAAGATTTCCATTGACCTCTATATAAAGAATCATCATCAAAGACACCTTTATATATATTTTGAAATTCATCATATTCATCCATTATGGTTGAACCGGGAATGGAATCCCAATCAAATATTTTTACTCTTATATCTGGTTTCAATCCAAATTTTTCTCTTTCTTCTCTTTCTATCTCTTCTTCTTGTGTTTCATAAAAAGGTTTATTCCTTGTACCTTCAGGATTCATCGAATAGCTCTGATAACTTGCTATTTCCTCTGGAGAATAACCCTTCAATTCTAACCATCTATTTATGAATGATTTTTTATAATCTGACCATCTTTCATTTGACCATGTAGGAGATTTTTTTCTTTTATGTATTCCCATTTCCTGGACATCTCTATAAACTTCTTCTCCTGTTTTATTCTTAAATCTACGTGGTTTAGCATTTAAACTATATCCAAACGTATCTTCTTCTGATGTAAAACCTGGTGAGGAATCTGTTCTTTGGGTGAATTGTGGCATCGCTCCTGGCATACCAAAATCTTCATACATCCCATAAAAATCGTCATACCCTTTATCACCGCGTAATACACGCCTTCCATCTTGATTTCCTCCACCAGTCGTTACTCCTCCTGGAAATGGTCCTACCGCAGAAGGCATCCCACCTCCACCAGGAAGAAACTCTGGCATTGAGGAGAAAGAAGGAGATGTAGTATTAGTCTCTGGAATCCATACTCTTTCATTTGAATTTGTAAATTCATTATATCGTGTTACATAGGGCATTAGATTTGACCTCCAAAGGGAGTTTCAAAAACTCCTCTTTTTTTCCGTGGTGTTTTTACTTCGGGTATGTTTTTTACGTTTCTAAAATTCTTTTCTACTTGCGATAAATGTCTTTTTACCGTTTCGTCAAAGTTACTATATGCTATTTCTAATGGGTGTTGTGGTTTTGCCATTATCCTCTTGCTCCTGGAGAAATATCTGCTGCTGGTACTCGTACATTTCCTGTTCGAGGTCCAGCTATTGCAGCACCTGTTTGATTCATCTCCTGAATAGAACCCGGCATTACCGGTCTTGTTGTTGGAGCAACTCTTGCCGCTTCGTTAGTTCTTGGTGGTTGATTTACACTAGAGAAATTTCCGGGATTCGGTAATTGTTGCGCTCCCTGTGTATTTAGAATATTTTGAGCAGTTTGTTCTATTTCTGCATCAGATGTACCACCTGCTGCTTGTAATAGATTTTGTATTGTAGGAATACGTTGTGCTGCTGCTAATTGCAACTGTTGTTGTATTTCTGGTGATGTCAAAAATTGTTCTTCCAATATTTTTGCTCTTACTTCCAACGGGTTTGCGACTCCACCTTTTCTAAGTGCGGTATCCAAGTCGACATATCCTGCTCTCCAAAGGTTCGACCAGAGATTCAACCTACGTTCTTGTTCTTCTGGAGAGACTGAATTAATTCTAACAATATTTACATAATGTCCGTTTATATCAGATGGTTTAATTGTTGCATCTAATGTACCTGCTTCGGTTTTTCCAAATACAGTTACTCTGTCTTGTATAACATTTTCTACTATTTGTAATATAACTTCACCTTTATCCTGCAATCCTCGTTCCATAGCTTCTTTTACTGCACCGAAGTTCAGTGACGCAATTCCTGCGAGTACAGCAGTATGATATCCTGATGCTGCTCCACTTGGTCTTTGTCCTCTCGCAACTGCCGGTACTGTATTGGCTTCTATTGCTTCATCTAAAAATTCTTTAGCTACACCAATTTCACTCGGTGGTCTTGGTGTTTCAGAAACATTGACGTTGACTTGGGGTGGTTTTATATTTTTAGCACCTGGTGTATCATCCCATCTTGATTGAACCTCTTCGGTTATTCCGATTGGACCTGTAAATTCTAGGGTAGGCCATGCAGATTTTGCTACGATATCAATATAATGAGATGCTAACTGGCTTTGTGCTTTCAACATATCAAACGAACCATTTAGTATTCCCTTATACAAATCATCTGGTGCAAGTTCGGTTGTTTGTAAACCCATCATCGGCCAATACATAACCCATGGCAATCTTTTATATCCATGTTTTCTTGGCATCATGCACCATTTATCGTCAGCCATATATGCTACCTGAGTTTGAGTCCAAATTTCACAGAATTGTACATAACCTCGTTTGTGATTATTCCACTCTGGAAAATGTGCCTGTACCCATTGAGCGTCTACTTCGGATTCACTTATCACCCATCTAGGAGCAGTTCCATTATTTGTATCCCATATAAGACTTTGTGGATTTACCGCAACTGTTTTTATCGGCCATGATACTGACCTTTTTTCTAATGCTTCTTTTACGAGTTCTCTATATTCAGTTCCTCCATCTTCTGGTGGAACTTCAGGGAAGTCTGACCATTCATTAGCGATAAACTCTACTTTTTCCCATGCGATTCCGTATAGTCCTGCGTGTTTTGTCAGTTCTCTATGAACAGGGCTTTTTTGTTCTATCATATGATGTGCGCCTGTTAGAAACTTTTCCATCATTTCTGCTCTTGCTTGACCTCTTGGTCCAGGAGGTGGTACTGATATATCCAGAAATTGGGGTTTTACGTGTGATACAAGGGTATTTATCACCGATTGAGCTGTACCTAGACGTATCATAGTACCACCATCTGGTGCGGAGAATTCAAAATTATTTAGGAAAAATTCATCGGCATTTTCACATTGATTCCTAAAGGCTCTAAATTCATGTCCTCCTTTTTCCTTCATCTCTCGTACCCATTGCATAGACATTTCGGGTTCGTCAATAGGATTAGAAGATTCTAAATTTATTGCTTCGTCTATTACGTTAGGATTTCCTTGTATTGTAACCATTAAATTTATCCTGTAAGAATTTCTTCTCTGACTTCATCAGGAAGGTTGTCTAAAAATTTCTTGCGTTTTCGTTCTCGAACCTTTTGAATAAAGTTCGATGGTCTTTTTACTGGTGTCGGTCTTATCGGTGTCATGCCTTTTATTGGTCTGCCAAATCCATAATCACCGCTTTCTGAGCCGGGAGGGTCACAAGCCATTAAGGCTAAGAGTTCCGAATCTACCCAGTCATCATGTTGCTGTGATTCTGTATAAAATGTATAACCACCGTTGCCCGTAGGGCGGATAGATATATCTTCTAATTGTTTTTTCAGTGTTATCCATTCACTTGGGAAGGAGACATCTCCGTTCTCTAAAGCAATGTAATAATTCTGAAATAACTGATATTTACTTTGCATACTGAACTTGAAAGGTGTCACAGGTAACCCTGCTGACATTAGATGGTCAAAGACCACATCTCCAAGCCCTGTACTATCTATTCGTACATCATCAACTCCCCATCTGTCAATCTCTGCTGCTATACTTTCTATTTGATTTACCCAATCCGTACCGGACATTTCCAAAGAATAAACACTTTCTCTTGTTCGTGAATCTTTTACGATAAATACTGTATAGTCTTGGCTTTTACCCAAGTCCAATCCGGCTACGTATCTTCTATTTTTTTCTGGACTCCAGGTTTCTTTTCCGATAGATGCTTCGTCAATTTTAGTGCCACGGAAGAATCCTGACCCACCGTCTGGTTGTTTTGCCAGGTACATACGTTCCCATACTTGGTCTGGCATGGTATTTTTTTCTTCATCAATAGATTTTTTCTGTCTGGTTGTCAGAAATACATTTTCAAAACTTGTTGCGTGGAAACCTTGATATTCGGATGTAGGATTTTCTGAAGCGTATCTATATAATCTTGCAAACCAGTGTGACCTGGAGAAAGGTGGTATACCTTCGACACAGGCTTTTCCTAGTCTACCTGCTGAGTTCAGCATTGGTCGTAACTTATTCCATGCGGCTTCTTTTATATCTTGAGACTCAGTAATCCATATAAAATCAGGACCTGCTGTCTGTAAGGATTCTGGGTCGTCAGCGGATTTTATCTCCAGATACACTTCTCGTCTGGCCAGGTTAGGTTTTTGTAAATTGAGCCATACGGTTTTTTCATCTTCGTTCCATCCAGAACCTCTACCACCACCTTGTCCGGGTTTTCGTCTTACGACAAGGTTACTCGGCATGAATTGTTTTAGTTCGTTCCATGCCTGTCTTGATTGAGCGTATGAAGGAGCGACTATCCATATATGAATTTGAGGCTCAAGGGTAGGGGTTAAGTTATGTCCGATTCTTACACCGGTAGCTTCGGCAACTTCTTTTGATGCTAAGAACGGAGAATTTGATGCTTGGGTAATGGCTCTCATCAGTTCCGTTAAAACTGCTCTACCTTTACCTGCTCTACGACCAGCCCATATGACTTTTATACGTGCATCAGATTCATGGAGTTTTTTCTGCCATGGACTTGCAGTATATTGAAAAGCCATTTACTCCTCCTTGGAGAATGTTTTATCTAGTTCGTATAACGATTCTTCGCTGTCGCTATATGTAATAGCACCATTTTCTTCAGTTTTGGGTTCTTTTTGCTGATGTACTATGGATTCTATACCAAGAAGTCCTGCTTTTTCTATAAGTTTTGTTTCAGGAGCAGATACCTTTCCGGTTTCTGCCTTTATGAACGCTGGCATTGCGGATTCCATCATATATACGTGTTGAAGATGTGACCATTTTACTGCAAAAGTTATGAATCTTGGTTTTGACTTTAGCCATCCAACAGCAACTTTACCGGTTCGGTATTCATAATTGTTATCGACATATTCCTGCATGGCCTTTTGAAAACTAGCTGATTTATTTACGGCATCCATCGTCTTATCAATTTTCAATTCAAAATCGTCACAGATATTTTCTATGGCATCTTCACCAGCTCCATAACTAGGAAGCAATATAAATATCCTCCTCAACAACTTATTCCAACTTCTCCACTCAGGATACAAGTAAAGAACCTTGTCTCTCAATACTTCTCCTGCTGTCCTAGCAGAATAGTTCCTTGCCCTACCAGCCATTATGATTTCCCCCTATTCCTTGCTCGATTCTTACTCACCGACTCCATACGAAAACCACCAGACTTTGTATGAGATACATCCTTACCACCTTTACCCATAACACCTTTAGCACGTCTCACCCTGGCCAATTTTCTCCTGTAAGCCTTCCTCGCAGGAGTACTATGGTACTTCCTATCATACAACATCTTCCTCTCCCTAGCCTCAGGATGACTCCTGTAATACTCAGCACTCTTTGAAGCCATATATCAACATATCCTTTTTTCTTTATCTATTTTCTTTTTTTAACTTAACTTAATTAACTTAATATTAACCTAATTAACTTAGTTAATGTTTCGTTTCATATTCCCCCCTTAAAAGGGGGGGGTAATAGGTGAAACGGTAGATTCTATACTCAGTGAAACACTTGTCACACTTAAGAAACGCTACTGAAACACCTAAACTAATATATCATACTCAGCGCAAGAAGGGTGTACCCCTATATATATATACCTCCCTTCGTGTATCGGCGTTACTGGTGATTATACCCTTAAAAATAGAACATATGAGCTAAAATATCTGGGAATGATTGACGATGAACATTAAATATATAATCCCTAAAAAATCGCATCATTTAACTATGAGCTAATTAATTATTTTTTTTACTCACGCGGGAGGATTATTAAATAAGACACCCATTAAATAAAATGGTGGTTACATACTGCTTAACAATTGGATGGGCTTATTCATTGTCTTATGATTTCCTTATGTGGTGCACTACTGCTTAACTCATCAATTAATCATTTAAGGAATACTTACCCATTTTAAAAATAGTTTAAAAAAGACTTGACAACTATATACAATAGCAACAATAACACGTACTATTATTAATATAAATTATTAACTAATAAATAAATAAGGATTATAAATATTATGTCAGATTTAAATAAATTAAATTTAACTAAAGTAATTGAGGGTCAAATAACAAGAGAATTTTTTCTCAATCAAAACCTCCGGGATAAATACGAAAGATTGATGGAAAATGAAAACAAAAAAAATCTAGATAAATACGATAACGGCTTCAGTCTATATTATGAAAAAAGAATAAAAGAGTTATTAAGTTTTATGAAAATAGCTCCAGAAATTGAATGTTTTCCTGATAGATATTTTAGAAGTGAATAAATAAATAGTTTGAGGGTATCTATTCAAAAACCCTAACCTGTCTAGCGTAAGAACGTTACTGATGAGGACCAAAAACAAGGTCGAAACAGGAATTATAACCAGGAGTTAAAAAGATGAGACAATCAAACTTTATGAATATAGAAGTGAAGGGTAAAAGGGTAAGACGGTTTGTCGGAAATTCAAGAATGATAAATACTTCATTCGCGAATAGTCATAAATCAAAAATACACATGCACTTTTTAAACAGTACTGATGGCTTTACTATAAACCCATACAAAGAGAAGAGCGTTAATACTAGAGTTATAGGAATAACTAAAACTTATAAAATAAAAGTATAAACACTTGACAACAACAATAATATATGTTATAATAGTAGTATACAAAAAAATAAAACTTAATAAAAAAAATCAAACCAAGATTCAAAAATGTGATAAATGAAAACTAAATAATCAATTGATTCGGTTAGTAACTAGAAGATTATAATTATTGTTTCTACAATACTTTACTTATTAACTGACAATATAAAAGTTATTTAGTTTTCACTATCACCGAATCGAATCCAGGTTTATAAATAAAAAAATAAGGATTAAATAAAATGACAAATCAAGAAGTCATACAAAAATTTCTCAAAAATGATTGGGGAATATCTATGAACAGTCAAAACTTAACTGTTAGAGATGGAAGTCTTTTTAGTTATGGATTAAAAATTGCCAATATTTACGATAAGTATATTTGGGATTATTCCATAGATAAAATAGAAGAATGTACAGGTTTTAGAAGTGTAACAACACGACAACATATAGGTTTAATAAAACGTGCTATTGAACTGGATAAAAAAAGTTGGAAAATTATTTCGATAACTAAAAAATAGTTTTATTAATTATAAATAAAAAAAGAAGGGAGTTAATAAATTTGATGCATAACTTTATTTATGTATGTAAACAATTCAAATACAGGAGAAAAATTAATTGAAATAAAATTTGAGGTTTTTGGTAGTTTTAACCAAAATGAAAATAAAACTACTAATTTTATAAAAAAAAATAAGGGAGAAATTAAAAGATGATTACATCTGAACAGGAAAAATTAATAAATAAGTTATTTGGTAAATTACCTGATAGCGATGACTTAATACGTTCATTGTATAGGGATATACAAAAAGAAGAAAAGTTATATAGGGATACATGGAATTATTCATGGAATCGAAAATATAACGCAAGTGTTCCAATAGCATCTAAACTATTTTTAATTCAAAACATGATAGAAGGAAGTCAATCGAATAAAAGAAAAATAGATTATGACGATGTTTTGTATGGAAAAATTACAAACTTAAAAGGGAAAGCATTAGGAATAAAACATAAAAAATTCTTGAAAAAATCTATCAGTAAAGAAGATATAAAAGAATTTGAAAAATTAAAGTATGAAGAATTAGTGAAATAAGGAATAAAAAAATGCAAATTTCAGATAAACATAAACATTTTAATCAAGCAATTGATAAAGAAATAGAATACGTAAAGATGCTGATTAAAAATATTTCTGATGGTAGATATCATATTGATTTTTTCACTGGAAAACGTTCATTCAATGTTAATGAATATTGTAAAGAATTAGAAAATCAAAAAGAACAGTTAAAAAATTGGAAAAATAAAGTTAATAATGAGGAATAAATTATGACAGTAAAAAGTACAAATTATTTTATAAAAGATAACGTTGAAAAGGTTTTTACAGATGCCAACAAGCATTTCAAAGAACATTTAAAAGTTAATACATTGGAAATATACAATCAAAGTGTAAATGATGAACATCTAGAAGAATGTACAGATATAAGAAATAATTATATGTATGTGTATTCAGATTCTGATTATGATTATTTCAAATGTATAAACCACAGACAATATATAAAAGTAACATCAAACTAAAATAAAGGAAGGTTAAAATGCAAAATTATTTGAATAAAGATTTAACAAAATTCTTAAATAAATTCGGTATAGTGATTTATGTTCAATGTTCCGAATATCGAGACGAAATTGGTATAGATGGAGTACACCAATTAACGAATCAATGTAATCCAATAAAAATTATTTCTATGAATATCCAAATGGATAAGGAAGGAAATTATGATGACTGAAATAAAAATAAATAATTTAAATATTGATATAGGTGAACATTGTACACATTGCAATAAATATAAAACCTAGTGATGGTGCAAAATCACTATCACGATATAGTAACTAACAAAAATAAGGAAAATAATTATGAACAAAGAACAACGACAGAAGTTTGAGTTCCTTGTCGGAGAATTATCCCCCGAAAATTTACATGAAGATGGGGAAATTTCAAATCGTCAAGCATACCAGAAAGAAAAGAAGTTACTAAAGCAATGGAGATTGGTAGAAAAACAACTGGGAAGAACGGTAACGGAAGAAGAAATATGGAAAACATGGATAAATGAATTGGAGAATAACGATGAGTAATACTCTAACAGATAATGACTTAAAAAGATTAGCTGAATTAGGGAAAGGAATTAAGCTAGGACTTGAATGTAACATCAATGATTCTGGTGTTCCCTGCCTAACTGATAGATTAGATGCAATTGAAGGTATGAAAGAATACCTGGAGTTACATGACCATATAATAAGGAAAAAATAAAATGCAAATTATAAAACATATAGAAACAATCTTTTCAATATCCAAAGCAATTGAGCTTACATCAAAATTAAACAATGATGATGATTGGATTTACAAAGTTGTAAAGATTGACAAGAACCCAAACAAAGCAAGAATTTCTATAACTGATGAAGATGGATACTTTGTCGGTTATTTGTAAGTAATAAATTAAGGAAGGAGATACAAATAAGAATTGACAAGTTGTTGTGGTTGTGGTATAATAGATAATATAAACAAAATAATCTAAAAAGGAAGGTTATAAATTATGACAAATGACGAAATAAGGTGGATAAGAAGAAGTACAATCAATAACAATCTTGATTGGTCAGATTCAAAATTCACACACGAAGTGTGGTGTTGGGATAATACCAAAAGAGATACACATATAAAATTTCATATGTATGATAGGGATTTTTGGTGGTGTCCTGAATTTTGTCCAAAAGAAAAAGCTTTTTATATTGGTAATAATAAACCTTTACAATATTTCGATGTAATAAATCAAGTATATAAAGAGCCGAAACTTGGAGTACATTACACAGAAGATGGTCGTGCAATGGTTGTATATCTAAAGGATTATGGTACAGGGATTACCTCTAGGTTTATCGATTTAGAGAATACGGCTATCTTTCAGTATGATGACATCATTGAGCATTGCGACCATAATGACCATGTGGGTAGAGAAGAAAGCCTAAAAGAATTAAACAAGGATAAATAAAGGTTATAAAATGAAAGAAATAAATAATAACGATGAACAAGTTATGAAACAGTATGCGAAAGCTATGGATATGATGATTGATGCAATAATAAAACCAATATTATTACCAGATAACAAAGACGTAACAACTAACATTTCCAGGAAGGAAAATAAAGATGAAAGTTTTAAAGATGATAAAGATAAAATGTCAGACGTGTAGTGAGTTTGTTGATAAAAAGATACTAGCTACTGATGACAGATTCGTAGGTGGTGTTTCATTACCACCAAATGTAAAGTCTATGTGCATTGAATGTTACATAGAATATCGAGATGAAATGGAATATAAACACAGGGAGAACAACAGATGATTTACACAAAAGAAATTCAATATATCTTGAACCACCTAGACGATGCAGACTCAAAAGTTGCATTTATAGAGATGATGAGTGGATTAATGGGCAACGAAATATACAAGGAGAATAACGGTGGATAAAGATTTACAAAAAGAAAATGATGAACTGAAGAAACAAAATAAGGAACTGGAGAATAGCAACGTACCAATGGACAGACCTGGATATAACATACCAGAAGAGTTTGAAACATGGCTAGACAAGTGTCCTGTCATATGGCATAAAACAGGAGAAAAACTAATTGCACCTTACGAATACGACTACATAACGTATACGTTTTCGTTTGATGTACTAGAAGAACAGGAGAATAAATAATGAGATATGAAGTAATATTTGTAGCTACTTGGCACGAAGAAATAGAAGCAAACAGTGAAGAGGAAGCTAACGAAATGCTACAAGATAATTCTACTTGGAACGAACTCACTCAACTCACTCATGGAGTTGATACCAAGTTGTTAAATGTTGAATATGAAATAAACGAAATCGAACAGGAGAATAAGTAATGAGTAAATTAGACCCTATAACAGGGTATCCAAAGGATAAATTCTTTCCACATCTAGAAACTTTTATCAAATCGTGGAGAAAACAAAATCCAATATATGTTGCTACTTTATCTGACGAAAAGTTAGCGTTTATTCATAACGAAATGAGTAACGTGCATTTTGACAATCAGATAGCAAGAGCAAAAAAAGAATTTAACAAAATGCAAAAGGAGAATAACTGATGGGTAAACATTTAGACATAACTATGGACTTCAACTTTCCAGACATAGATTTAGGAAATCGTTGTACGTCTTGTGGAAAAGATACCTCGTTTGGTACTGGATTATTCGTCAATCGAATACCTAGTGATGCTGATGCAGAACTCGTTCTATCCGGTAAAACATATCATGTAACTGTAGAAGGTTATATGTGCATAGAATGTCAAACATCTTGCGAGAAAACAAAGAAAGAACAGGAGAATAACTGATGAGTATATACGATAGATTATCACTTGTGGATAGGATACTTGACGACACAAATTATGCTATAGAACGTAAAGGAATATCTACACAGACAGTAGCTTTGATTCAACTAGCAGTACAGGAATATTTAGAAACCCTTCCTGAAGAAATGTTGGTTCAGGAAGCTGGTGATTTAGAAATAGATATATCAGATTGTGTAAAGGAGGAATAATGACAACAGAAGTTTATATAGATATGAAAGACAATAAAATTACCAATGTTGAAGTATCAACAGTGATAAGAGAAAACGGAGTAGTGATTAATAATAAACATAGAAATGTAATTTTTTCCGTAAATAACATATGGAACGAAGGAGTAAAAAAAAGAAATGACGGACAGAATAACACAAACTGAACACGATATAACACAAATCTATATCCAAACTAAAAGTTGGGTACGAGACTTGAAGAAAAGAGTTACAGAATTAGAAAAGGAAGTAATAAAACTTAATCACGAAATACATCAAAGAAATCACTATGAATCATTAGGGTTGATGATTAGAGCTTCCTCATCGGCTAGTAAACACTGGGAACAAATTAAGGAAAAACTCCCAGTTGATTTAGCAATATTAATGATACTTGCTGGAGAATCACTTGATGGTAGAACATCAGTTATGAAAATAAAAGAAATAGCATCAAAATCTGGATTAGGGGTAAGTTGGACTAAAGAACGAATTAATCGTATGGAACGTCTAGGATGTCTTATTTCTAGTCAAAAGGGATTAACAAAAAGTTATAGATTAAATATCTATGAACCATGTGATGAACATTTTTTAGATAATAAATAATAACAATGGGGGTGATTGGTATACAGTAGATTTTCCTTATTTTCTACTAACGTGGGTTCGATTCCCACCACCTCCACCATTTCAAATAAAGAAAGGAATTAATAATTATGGATAATTGGCATACATTACAAATGGATTTACCAGGAATGGATGACGAAACAGTCATTGCATTAGCTAAACAGGTACGAGAGGAACAAAATGTTCTACGATACCGAAGGCAAATGCTAGATGATGAAATCGACAAACGTATTGGTAAGGACCATAAGAAACTTTGGTCAAATGAATATAATGTTCGGATACAGAGAACGCCTGTCTATGAACCATCATTTCTTGAACCCATAAAAGAGTTTATTTCTGATGAAGAATTTGATAAGTTAGTTGTTACAAAAGAAAAGAAAGAAGTTAGCGTAAGAGAAGCTAACAAGTACATAACTTCTTCTGGTGATGTGGGAGATATTATCAGAAATGCTAAAGTACAAGAAAAAAGATACATAGAAATAAAAGCAAAATAGGTACACATGGAAGGTTAGATGAAGTAAACTATTTATTGTGGTAACGCAAGTAGGGAATCCTTCCTGGTAAATAAAAAATTCCCTGTCAATTCTACGTTTCATCTCGTAGTCATCTTCTTGTGTTACCACATTTATTTAAGAAAGGATTATGATGTTAAATGAAGCTATAAAATACGCAAAAAAAGGGTGGAGAGTTTTTCCCCTAAAAGAAAATGCTAAAGCACCTGCAACCTCTGATGGTTTTAAAAGTGCCACCACCGACATAGAACAGATAACTAAATGGTGGAAACAGAATCCTAAATACAATATTGGGATAGCTACAGGTCAACAGTCTGGGATATCAGTAATTGATATTGATGGAAAAGAAGCAATGAAAGCTTTAACAGACAGTGGCATAACAGACAGACCAGAAACTCTAACACATAAAACTATAAAAGGTTATCATTACATTTTGTTATACAATCCTATTTATCCACAGGGTGCAGGATTTCTTGAAAAACTAGACATACGAAATGAAGGTGGATATATCGTTGCACCTCCTAGTGAGATAGACGGACAAAAATATTCTGTTCATAAAGACAAAGATGTTTCAACATGGGATTCACTATCACGGTTCTTTAGGTCATACGACCCACAGAATCGTCAAAGAGACGTTTCAGAGAACAAAACAGTATCAGAGCAACCCACATGGGTAACCGAGTACCTTACTGATGGTGTACCTGAAGGTCAAAGAAATGATGCAGGGATTAGGTTAGCTGGTTATTTTAGAAAAAAGGGAATCGCAGAAGATATGACTACTGCAATAATGCAACAGTTTAGAGAGAGATGTTCTCCACCAATGAAAGAGACTGAATTACTAAACATTGTAAAAAGTGCATGGAGATATCAAATATCCGATACTACATATCAAGGTCAAGGATTAGAAAATCCAATAGTAGATGTGAATATAGCGAATAAAAGAGTATTTCGTTGGTTAGATGCAGGATTCTCTATTGAAGCCAGTAGAATAAATATGAAGAATGATGGAATCCATTGTTGGATACGTATTGGAATAGAATCGAATCCACAATTTTATGGACCAGTAAGAATAAATTTACTGTCATCTTCTGCAAGAGCAGGTCTTATTCGACAACTAAACGATAGAGAGCAACAGAATTGGTTGGTAGCAATAGACCAGGTGGCAAAACTTGTAGCTGATAGTATCGACCCTAGGTCTGATGCTATTGATATGAGGAATTACACTCCAGAGAGTACATCTCCTTGGATGTTAAGGCCATTTGCTAGGGTAAAACAACCTAGTTTGATAATGGGTATGGGTGGTGAAGGTAAATCAACAGTTGGTATAGCAATATTACTAAGTGTTGCTTTAGGGCATACTATAATCCCAGGTACATGGGTAGAAAGTAATCCAAAAGCTGTTCTTATGTTAGATTGGGAATCAAGTAAAGATGAATTTTATTATGTAAAAAATGCTCTACTTTATGGTGCAAATAAACCAGAACCTGATTATCCAATCATGTATAAAAAAATGGCAGGTTCGTTAGTGGACCATATGGATGATATTCAACGAGATATTTCTGAAAACATGGTAGAACTTGTTCTTGTCGATTCAATAGTTGCAAGTGCAGGGCAAGATGTAAATGACGCTGAGGCAGCGAGGATTTATTTTGAATGTATGAATATGCTAGATATCTCTAGTATTGGTATTACACACACCAAAAAAAGTGGTGATGACAATACACCTTTTGGTTCTATATTTTATTGGAACTATGCACGAAATATATGGAAAATTGAAAAACAACAAGAACAAGGTGAAAACTTTTCTACTATAGGATTATTTCACAAAAAAGGTAACAGAACAAATGGTTTATTAAATCCGATTGGATTGACTGCAAAATTTGAAGCAGACGATAATGGCAATACAACTTCTATTCATTACTCAGAAGCTGAATTAGCAGAATATGAAAATTTGGTTACAAAATTACCTGTCAAGCAACAGATATTAGCACTCTTAAAAAATGGTATGCAATTAACACCTGCTGAAATATCGGAACAAACAAATGTTCCCAACAATACTATAAGAACGACACTAAAAAGAATGTTAGACAGAAACGAAATTAAACATAATGACAGTAGTCAATATTATATACCTAAAGACGTTTCACAAAGCGTTTCACCTGTGACAAAAACACACAATGAACCACTCACCCCCTTTAAGGGGGGTGATGGTGGTGTTTCTGAAACGCAACAAGATGTGACAGATAATAAATTATGGAATCCAAAAAAATGGTAAAAATGAATAAACAACAAGAGGAAGCATTTCAACTGTCGGTTATAACCAGGATGAAAAAAATCCACGACATATATAACGAAATGTGTGAAAACCGAACTCATCCTGCTTGGAAAGTAACAGATGATAGCCCGAATTGGGATGACTTTTGGGATGAACTTCTCAAAGGTGTTATCGAGGATAGATGGTTACGTGAACACGCATGGTTTGAAGGTTGTATCTTTGGAGAAGGTCAAGAATGTCCAGAGAAAGCACCATTTGTTTGTGGGGGATGTGAAGATAACTCAGAAAAAGTAGAAAAATGGTGGATTGATAGTTGATGTTTTCGTGGTTGTTGTTATATAATATTATTAAACTTATAGCTAGACCTAAAGGAGGTATTATGAATGATATAAGTTGGGCTGAACGTATAGACATTTTAGTAAAAAGTGGTATTACGATGAGACAAATACAAGATAGGGTAGGATGTACAAGTATCGAAACTGTTCGTAGGTGGAGACGTGGTGATGGTGGTCCATCAGGACTATACAAAGACAATTTCGAGAAATGGGAATCAGAAATCAACACCCTAAAAGGAGGGCAATAATGAGAGTAGATAGTTGGCCATATGAAGTAGATGAAGAGTTTAAGGGTTCAGGAACAGGGTTTTTACCTGTAACTGCTACAGTACGAAGGGTATTCAACAACTTTGAGAACCCTGGATACTCTTTTGAAGAAGATGAGAATAAAAATAAAAATGGATATACAGGTCTTATTTGGAACGTACAAGGTAAAGCTAGACTAGGAGATGATGGTAATTTTCTAGGATATGATAAGTACGAAGGACCAACCTTTGACGAAGGAGCAGTAGTTCAAGTATCTCTTGTACTACGTGGAGATAAAGGTAGGATAAAGAAAATGGAATTATCTTCTGACACACCCACCACTACTCCTGTAGCACCAACACCTGTTGAATCTGGTGAGGTTAAACCTACCCAACCAACAAGTACGGCAAAGTTAACAACTGATGTATCTATCAAGAAGGCTCAATCACTAAACTTACTGTTACAGTTTTTGACTTCTGAACAGGGTAAGTCAGATTCTGCATTAATTAAAGCTAACAAAATTCAAAACATAACTCAGTTACGTAAAGATTTTTGGGATGGTTTTTATGCCTTGAAGAAAGGACAGACACCATTTGCTGATTATACAGAAGATAAACCTTTGATAGACCCTGATGAAGTATTCCCTGACGGAGAATGGACTCCTGATGGCACTTAAAACCAGAGGTGCTTGGAAAGCTATCGAAAGATGGTGGGCTGAGTTACTAGGTGGTAAGCGTGTACCAATAACAGGTAGACAGAGAGGTGACGCTCCTGATGTAGAACACCCTACCCTATCCATAGAGGTCAAGGCAGGTAAAACTATTTCAACACGCTTATCTGATGGTATGGAACAGGCTAAGGCAAGTATTAGAGGTGACCAACTACCTATACTATGTGTTACTCAAAGCCGAAAAGGAAATGTTGGAAATCTTAATTGGGTAATGATGGAGTCGGATACATTTATAAAAATTGCAAGAAAGGCAAAATTATTATGATAGAAAATGATAGTACACCCTTATCAAAAAAAGAACAAAAGATACTCGAAAATGTTATTAAAAAATCAGGGCGGACAGTAAAAAGTAATGACACTTTTGAATATGATTTAAAATTCGGTCAAGAGTTTGAACATAAGTTAGGTCAAATACTTGCTAACAAAAAAGTAGAAGTCAAAACAGAACGTGGTATAAAGGATAAGAAAAATAAATGGAACGAAAGTGGTAATGTTTTTATTGAAGTATCATCTTCTGGTCACAGTAGTGGAATAAAAACAACCAAAGCTGAATACTGGATTCAGGTCCTAGAATACGATAATGAAATATTTTGTGGCCTTATCTTTGAAACGTCTATGTTACACAAAATGGTAAAGACTATGTACCAAAAAGGTGAATGGCAAAAAGTATCAGGTGGAAGTGAACGGAATCCTACTAAAGGTATCCTAATTCCATTGAGTGACCTATTTAAAAAACAAAATATACTGCCTGATAAATTTATGACAGAAGATAATAAATGAAAAATAATATTAAAACTAAATCTGTACTACCGATAATAGTCAAAAATGACACTATAAAAATATTCCTAATGGGAGACACAGTACGAAGTGGTGGAACGATACGTAATATTGAAAATTTTATAGGTACTTTTAAAGCTATAAAAAGAAAAACAAAAACAGAAACAAAAAATGTATGGTTCACTCAGGTTGAATGGGAAATTTGCGATGCTAATATATGCCATTATTGGAATAGGGAAAAACAACTATGTAGAGATGCAAATTGTACAGAATCCGAATTTGCATATGAAAAACACCATTGTGCTGAAACCCATAGTTTTGGATTTGACGGTACGGATTCCCACCAATTAGAACAATGAAACCATGTGTTCATCATTGGATGTTACCTTCACCTAATGGTAAAGAGGCAATGGGTATATGTCGTCATTGTGGAAAAAAACAAATGCACTACAACTCGTTTGATTGGACACAATGGAAAGTACATGGATATATCAAACCTCACCCCAAAAGTCTAAAGAGTAAAAAATAAAACTGTCTTTAATAATTTGGAATACGTTCCGAATAATCTATAAGTTTAGAATATAGGTGCTATAATAAATTCTATAGTTTTATTCCTTTTATTCCCTGTTAGGTGTTTTTATGAAGCATTTCCACCTAGCAGGGATTTGTTATTATTTGTTTACATCTCTTAGAGGCGGAGGTGGATATCTTCCACAATGTACGCAAGGTACTCTCTGATATATCGTACTAGCCAAACTTGTATATCTATGGACATCCATTGAAAGCTCCTCAATCTCACGTATCACAGCCTTCTGTAACCATGCTCGGTGTACTAGATTGAGTATGAAGATTGTTGCCGACACAAAGCCAACTAGAATAAGTATATAGTCTTGCATGACTACTGAACCTTGATGGGTTTCTCCACAGTTCCATCTGACATTGACCTGTACTTGACAGTATTCTCAATGATGAAGTCTGCTGAATTTATGTCAGCATCATCACCTATCTGAACATTCTGCATGAAGAACTCTCCAACATCTATATTCTCAAAAACTGCCATTCCTATATTCGCATTGACGTTATCAAATGTAAGGTTATCAATTACCACATCTCCCGTTCCTCCAACGACTTTCAATAATATGCGGTCAACAATCATGTTTTCAGCGTTATAATCTCCAGCTCCTCTCGTACTACCGACAGAAATATCGACTGTATCAGTTGTTGATAATGTAGCTAGAAACGTGTGACCTGCAACCTCTACCCCACTTGATATCGTTATCGTGTGCATCCTAGTCAATCCTGAAATAGTCATGGTAGGGAAGCTACTATTTATTATCTTCAAATCGTCTACGACTATTTTCTGTACCGATGTACCTGATACTTCGATGGCATTTGTAAGTCCTGCTTTACCAAGAGATACATTAGAGAACACCATGTCTGATATCCTTGCACCACCGGGGATGTTGACTTGTAAGGTTTGATTCCTGTCAGCAGAAATATCCTCCATGTCTCTATAACCAATCACTGGGTCACCTGTTCTGGAAGGTACAGTGTATACTGCACCAGCTTGTGGCCATGTTATATCTTCATCTCCTGTTTGAACCAATAAAACCAAACTAGCCAGGAATCCAAGACCCACAGTACCAAAAGCACCAAAGAGTAGCTTACCTCCACCAAGATATAACCCTCCTGGAAGTGGTAACCTCACTGAATTTAGCCATGCAAAGCCGGGTATTTTCATACTAGGCATAGATATTTTAAACTTACGTTTCATTTTTCTTTCCTTTTTCAGAATCTACTAATAAGCCCGTTATAACTCCTGCCGCTGCGCTCACTGGATTAGCAAATATACTAAATGCTACTAAAATTATATCCAAATGTGGTGCAACTGTTGTAGGGTTACTTGTAGTTTTCCATACTATCAAAACCCCAAGGGAAACAAAAGCAAGGAAAAGTGGACCAATTAATACGATTACTAAAAACTGACTACCCGATAAGGTAGTCTTAGTCTTTTGTTCAAGTTCAGCAATTTTAGCTCTCGCCTCTATTAGCTGCTCCTGTATCTTAGTATCAGTGGTCATTATTTCCTATTACCTAGTGTTGAACCTGTCAGCAACGCACCAAAAGATAAATGAAATAATCCTCCACCCTTAAGCGTGAATGGTTCGTGCTGACTTACCAGTTTCTTTAGGTATTCCATTTGTACTAAAGGGTCATCAATTAGTTGTAGGTTTAACATATAAGAATCTACGTCTAACCCCATCCTAGCAACGCCATAATAAATCGGAACTAGAACGAAGTCATAGACGCATATTACCAAATAAGTTATCAGGGCAGTCCATCTCCAATAATCACGCATCCCATTTATCCAAAATATTTTTCAATGTTTCTATTGCTTTCTTTTTATCTTTTGCAGTAGATACATAAGATTTCATCAATCGTAAAAATCCTTCATTTTCATTTAGGGTAGACATTTTAGTTACTATCCGACTGAAGAACATCCTTAGCAAGAGCAATTATTCCTGCCACACAACCAACAGTTACCTCATTCAGTCCTTTGAACATTCCTATTACAGCGATTACACCTAGTATTAGTAATGCTACAAATATTTGAGGTCTTAACTTAGACATAGCTATATATAAAAATAGGAGTTGATTCTCCTACATACGCTCCCTGTACGTTGAACTGAAAATATTCTACCGCATCCTCCTCGGTCATACCATCACGTAGCTGAAGAATACTTATACACTTTTCTACATCATATACTGCAACAGGATAACTAAACTGTTGGCCATATCCTATAAGAGCATCTTCAAATCCATCGGCTGTAAGTGTGCCTTCTTCTGGATAAGTATCTACTTCTATTACCATCAGTATTTCTTTCGTTTATTGGTTACTTTCTGCCCGGTTTTTCTAGCTTGTTTCCTTGCAGCAGCACGACCTTTAGCAGTATAACTATAATGCTTTTTACCTACTTTTGGCATGTTCTTTTTCCTTTACGTAAATTTCTCGACTAGATTTCTTTGGTCTACCATTTCCCGTTAATATCCCAAGTTTTCCCCCAAATGTAGCCCATTCAGGTACAGTTACCTTGCCATCTTTTAGCATTGTAGCTCCGTAATCGAAGGCAGCCTTTCTTTCTGCTGGTGTATCCAAAGACTCGTATATTCGTATCATCAAATCCACTAGACTCTTAAGGTCACTTGGCAGAAACGGTCTGACCATTTTTAGTAGAGACATCTTGCTCTCCTTTTTTTTCTCCTGCACCACAGGTACATGAGTTCTTGGTAGCATTTTCTCTTGATTTAGCGGCTACCATAACGCCTTTTCTAAAATTCTCATCTTCAGCTAAATACATATGAGCAACTACTAATATGTCCTCAACTTTTATATTTACGTTTTTTGCGTTTTCTTGTGTCATTAACCTCTCCTATGGTTTCGGATATTTATCTTTAACCGTTTTTATTGCTGTTTGAAATGTCGTAGTAGAATCTGCTTGGTCATGGTAAAGCATATCGAGTTGCTCCTGGACAGATGGATACTCTGCCTCACGCTTTCGCTTGTACTCAGCCGCATCAAACAATGATTGCATACTCGCAAGTTCTGTATTCAATTCAGATTCTGTCGGTTTACTTTTTGAACCATCATGTATAACCAGATTTGCATAAACCTTATTATCGTATGGGTGAAATCCAAACCATTGCCCTTTGTGCATTTTGACCAAGACATCTTGAATATGATTTGGTCTACCTGTTGTACTGTCCATTCTATGTATCTCCTAATCTTACAAATTCAAACCATGTATTGTTATTAACTGCTCCTGCTATCGTTATATTAGCCGCGACATATCCCTGATGAAACCTAATTTTGTCATTACTGGTATTCGTAACATCCATTATGAGTGAAGCATAACCTGAAGTTTCTTCGTTTGCAGATTTAGCCAGTAGGATTCTGCCTGTATCATTAGAATCACTACTAAAACCATCATTGCTAGTTTGCATAGTAAAAAGCATTGCTGTGTCGCTTCCTGAACCATATACAGAAATCCCCCAAGTTACCATCCATATACCGGTTGCAGGAAAAGTAAATACTCCACTACTTTCTGTCATAGAAGAACCTATCTTTCCCCATCTTCCAGCGGCACTACTTTTTTCTGAAAGGTTTGCTGTTATCACTCCATCACTACTAGGGTCAAAGTCACTTGTCATTAGCCACGTAGATGCTTGGGTTATGCCACCACCACTAGCTGCATCTTCCCATGCTACTGCACTACCAGTAGAAGTTAATACCTGCCCATCAGAGCCTTGCGCTCCACCTATAGTTATATTATCAAGTTCGGCTGTACCATCTACATCCAAGTCTGTACCCACGTATAGTTTCTTGGCTATACTTGCTCCTCCTTCTGTTCGTAAAGCTCCCGTATCTCCAGAAGCATCGGAAGAATCCGTAGCGTCTGTGATATCTATGATTCCACTAAACGTAGTGTCTTGAGCAAACGTAACTCCACCACCATCTGCTATTGTTAGAGCATTGTCACCATCTGTGTAGTCAATAGTTGCTACCTCGACACTCCCACTTACCTCTATATCTCCTGCTACCGCTAGGTTTGCACTTGTAAGAGTAAGTAAATCAGTATCTGAAGTATGACCTATGGTTGTTCCGTTAATATTTATATTGTCAATAACTGCTTGGGTTACTGCTGAATTTGTTCCTAGTGTTACACCGTCAATAGCACCACCATCAATATCAATAGACCCAAGAGTTCCTACCGCTGTAATAGCACTTTGTGTTGCTCCTGTAACAGTTGCCGCAGTACCAGAAGCATTACCTGTTACATTGCCTGTTAATGGACCTGCAAACGCATCGGCTGTTACTGTACCGTCAAAGAAGGCATCTTTAAATTCTAATGAACTCGTACCTAAGTCTATTTCATTGTTAGTAACTGGATACAATGCTCCCGAAGTGAGCGTCAATCTTGCTGCATTATCTGCCTTGAAGTCAATCTCATTAGCTGTACCAAAATCAATAGCAGTTTGAGAGTCCTCACCCATAATCAAGTCTGTAGCATAAATAGAAGTTATGCCTGTCTGTGCCGCATCTACAGTAAATGTCATATCATAAGGGTCGCCATCAGTACCGTTGTCTGTATCAGTCCAGTTGGTTGTTATACCTGAACCAATAAACTTAATCTCATTAGCATTGTTTATGGTTACTTCAGTACCATCATCATCTTCTAATTGAAAGGAACTCATTGCTCCTTCTGCTGTTACATATGCTGACAAATCGGAAGCAGGAATCTGTTTGGTAGTAGTTCCATCAATAACAATAAACGCATCAGCGTCAGCTAATGTAATAGATGATGTAGATTTAGCTGAACCATCTAAAAGATTTAACTCTGCTGCTGTTGAACCAACTGCTGTACTCCCAAGAACAAGTTGTCCATCTGGTATTACTATTCTAGCCGCACCATTAAGAATTAAATCATCAACACTTGTATCCCATGTCATGTTTGCAGATGCCGCATCTCCATAAAATATAATGTCGTAGCCTTGGTCGTCAGCACCTACAGTTATTGTATTGTCAATTTGTATTGCACCATCTATATCAACAGCATCTAGGTTTGCGGTTCCGTCTACGTCTAGGTCCGTACCTACATATAATTTTTTTGCTATGCTAGCTCCACCCTCTGTCCTCAAAGCACCAGTATCCCCAGACGCATCAGATGAATCTGTAGAATCAGTAATATCTAAAATTTCGGCTACAGTTACGTTTCCTGACCCTGTAGTTTGTAAGGTAATCCCATCATCTCCGTCAATAGTCAATGCTCCTGCACTGGTAGACCATGTCGAGGCCGCCGCTGATGTAATTGTTAATGCACCTGCGGAAGTAGCTATAGTTCCTGCATCAGTTAATGTAATATCACCTTCTAAAAATAAATCCTGCCATGCAGCACTTGCTGAACCAAGGTCGTAAGAATCATCTGTCGCAGGAATTAAATGTCCTGTTGGTGTCCATGTGGTATCCCAAGCAGGAACTCCACCAGTTACAGTTAGAACTGCTCCTGTAGAACCTATTCCTAATCGGGTCAGTTGACTTGAGGATGATGCGTACATGATATCCCCGGTAGCTTGAGAGTTGAATACGTGACCCGCAGTTCCTTCATATTCAGCTTGTGTTATTTCCGTTCCTACCGTAACGTGTTTAAATTCATTTGCCATTAGCTTGTTTTAACCTCAGATAAATCTAGTGATAATATGTACGACCTTTCTATCGTTGCCGAAGATGTCCTTCTTATATTTCTACCCACAGGTACTAATGTCCTGTCGGTTATTCTTGTTCTATACTGTGTACCATCTAAATCTGTAAATAGTACAAAGGGTTGTTGCCTTAATGTATTTATATTAGATAATACATTAGATAACACTTGTGTGTCACTCGCACCCCTTAACCTTTTTGCTGTCATTCTAGCATCTAATAATTTTGATTGTACTTTCCAATTTAAGAAGTTCACTGGATTGAAAACTGCATGAAACACCATATTCTTTATTCTTGGTGGCATAGCAGTTGTCGAGTTAGAATCGAACTCAAACCTAAATCTAATACGTTTGAATGTAACCGGTGATGTAAGTGATGCAGTTAATGTTTGACTACCTGATGAATTAATAACTCCTGAATCACCAAATGTAGTCCATGTACTATCATCAGTATCATCTAACCCTGAAGTTTCTATTTTGTAGGAAACTGTAACTGTTCTGTTAGAATCTAAATTTTCCCCTTCAAGAGTAAGTTTAACTGCTGCTTTATCCTGGTCAGGAAAATTGAAATCCATAAATGATGTATAAAAGACACCGCTCTTACGTAATAACCGACTAGAGTTTAGGGCAGGGTGTTGGTTTTCTATAGGTAATCTTAGTCTAATTATTCTAGGTTCTACTCTTGATTGCGCTCCATCAGAACTGCTTGTACTGATATCTGAATTATCAAATTTACCAAATGCAAAAAGACTAGATTTACTATTCGTATCATCTTTATATCTAGCTAACTCTTGTATTTCATCTACCAAAAAACTACTAATCGTATGAGAAACTAATTCAGATGGTGCTTGTGGGTTATCTCTTTGATTTGTCATAGCAATCAAATATATTCTTTGTTTTTTGTTCGCTGCTGTTGGAAACGAAAACGGAAAAGAATAAGGAAATGATGTAAAGTCATCTTTTAAATCATCAGGTACAGTTACAAAGATATTGTTTACATCCTGTGTTATAGCAGATGCTCTACCACCAAATCCTATAAAACTGGTGGCTCTAAACAAATAGGAGACATCTTCCCACTGGTCGCCGGGGATGAGAAATGGAATAGACCAAAAGGCTCTATCTCCTGAAGTAGCATAAATTCTTCCTGCTCTGGAAATAACCTTTTTAAAGTTGTTACTTCCTGAAAAGAAGTTTGCCTCAGGTGAAATATCCTCGAATTGGTTGAAGTTTCTGTCATATGAAAATAGTCCATCTTCTTTACCTACTAATAAAACATCATTCGCAGCAAATAAATTTGTTACGGATTTATCACTATCACCAACAGTCATCTCCGACCCCCAACTTGTAGCGTCATCAGGGTTGGTTGAAAATGATACTGTATTACTTCTTGTCTTTGCTAATGCAAAATCACCATTAGCATTTCTTGCTCTTGCAAAATATTTAGCATAATTCTGATTGGCCGTACCTGAAGCTGCTGCTGTAAATGCTGCTGTTGTACCGTCTGGTGCTGTTGCAGTCTGATAAGCTGTAGTATCACCTCTAGCTACAAAAAGTCTATTTGTTCCATCCCCTGAATATACCGCTATATCAGTATATGCAGTAGTGTTCGCTTTAGGACCTACACTATCCCATTTCATATTAGCCTCATCCCACTTTAGAATATGATATCCACAAGGCATATATAAAGAACCCTGAAATTCTACCGCTTGTGCAGGGAAGTCAACTCCACCCAACGGAATAATACATAAGTCATCTATATGAAATACATCACCGTTAGTTCCAACTGTAAATTTTACTTCTACTTTACTAGCTGAACCACTTAGTGTTTTATCTACTTGCACCAATGTCCAATCTGTAGAAGTTACTGATGACGAATCAGTAGCAGATGAAACTCCATCATCTACTGTCATTTTTATATTGCCAGAACCTGATTTGCGTTTTACGTATGCTACTACAGTTACCTTTACTCCTTGTAATGCGTTCTTTGTTGTAGTACCTACTGCCTGTAAAATAGTTCCATTTGTCGCACCTGCTGTAAGTTTTGCAGATTGGCTACCTGAATGTATATCTGCTGTTGTAGACGTTTCTGCCGCTAGAGTTATGTTAGATGTAGTCCAAGCACCTGTAAAGTCACCTTCAAATCTTGGGTCTATTAAGAATAAATCTACTTCATCCTCTTGATACCCTAAAGTTAGTTCGTCTTTAAACTGTGCCAAAACGCCATCAGAATACCCGTATCTCGCTTCCTTACCAAATTCCTTGTCATTACCCTGTCCAAACCCTCTATGGAACGATGATACGTCATATGCCATAGCTAACTGAGGGTCTATCTGTTGGTAATTGGCATCATCTGTTGGTTGCCTAGGTGGTAGAAAGGGTAATGTACCTGTCTGATATCCACCTGTTAGGGTAGGGGAGTCTTTCCACAAAGTAAGTTCTACAGTATTAGAAGAACCATCTGTGTGTTGTATTACTATATCAGAATGTTGTGCCATTTATACTGCTACATTCCTTACCATTGCCATAGGTGGCATCATCCCCGCTCCTTCATTTACTCGGTTACGGTAATGATTAAACCTATTCAATGCTTGTTGCTGTTCAGATGTATCTAGGGTATCTATTTCCCCTTGATACAGTTGCATAGCAGCATAGTTATATAACATACGTCTCTGAGACTGGTTTAGTTCTATGGTGTTTGAACCTGTAGTATCTACCTGAGAAAAATCTATCATTCCCATACCTGTAATCAATAAATTTCTATCTCCTGCAAACCCTTCTAATAATCTTATAGAATCACCTTCTTCTCTCCATGCAAATAATTTATTTATAGGAACTCTTGGTATTTCTGACTGGCCTGATGTAGCTACTATCTCGTCAGCATAGAATACAAATGCAGTACCACTAGTTGCGGAGACACCTACCTTGATACTGGAACTGACTCCATCTGCTACTAATGTATGAGTTAGTCTTTCCCAACCAAGACCACTATGTGTAGAACCTAAACTAACGCTACCAGAATCAAGCTGTATTGCAGCACTTACTCTACTTGCAGTTCTACTATATACCCATATGCCGACATTTATTTCTTCCCCGACATAATTTGTACCTGATGGTACAGTCATAAGCAAAGTAGCTGTCTGACTAGCTGTAACAGTACATTTACCGGATTGAGTTCCTGCATAGACCATAAAATTATCTGGACCTGTAGTTTCTTCTTCTGCTGCTAATGTAATATATGTGGCTGTCCAATCTGTACCTATCGTACTATTCTCAAAATCACAATTTAATGACCCTACTATATTATTACCATAAGATTTAGCATCCATACGTGGCTCGATAGACAACTGTCTTACATACCCTGCCGGTATAGATGTTGGTCTTGCATATAACTGTTGTGACTGTGCCAATGT